TGCTGACGAGACTGGTAAAAATTTCCCTTCAACCTCAATTAGAGTAAAACCGAATCAAACTCCAATCACAGAAGATGCAGCTGTACTTGATAACATCAAAGATTCTCAGAAAGAAATTACTGAGATTTATCAAGAGTTATCATACGATGATTTAACTCAAGCACTTAACGATTATTTAAACGGAGGTTCAAATGAAGTTCAAGAAGAAAAACCTGAACCACCTAAGGCACCGGTAAGTGAAGTTAGTAAAAAAGAAACATCAGCCGCATTTGATGATTTATTTAACAATTAACTAAAATAACGGGTATATCCCGATTGGAGAAAACAAATGTCAACAAGAGATGAATTGGCAGGTGTCTTAGCAGACACGCTGAATAAACAATTCAAGGATATGAAAGTTGCTTATTTCCTTGACGGTACAGACACAACACCTACAGATATAAAAGACTTTGTATCTACTGGTTCTACTATGTTAGATTTAGCTATATCAAATAAAAGTGATGGTGGTATTGCTGTAGGTAGAATTACTGAAATCAACGGATTAGAATCAAGTGGTAAATCTTTAATAGGTGCACATATATTAGCTGAAACTCAGAAAAAGGGTGGTGTAGCTGTTTATATAGATACTGAAACTGCAGTTAGTACAGAATTTCTTGCAGCTATAGGTGTAGATGTAGATAGTATGTTATATCTACATTTAGAAACTGTTGAAGATATATTTGCTGCTATTGAAGAAATTGTAACTAAAGTAAGAGAATCAGATAAAGATAGGTTAGTAACTATTCTTGTAGATTCACTTGCAGCCGCTACAACAAAAGTTGAATTAGAAGCTGACTTTGATAAAGATGGTTGGGCAACAGCTAAAGCAATCATTATATCTAAAGCAATGAGAAAACTTACTCAGATGATTGGTAGACAGAAAATTGCTTTAGTGTTCACTAATCAACTTCGTCAAAAACTTGGTGTAATGTTTGGAGACCCTTGGACAACAAGTGGTGGAAAAGCATTACCATTCCATGCGTCAACACGTATTCGTTTAAAAAATCTAGGTCAAATCAAAAAAGGTAATGATGTTATCGGTATGAAAATTAGAGCTCAAGTAATTAAAAATAGACTTGGACCTCCAATGAGACATGCTGATTTTGAATTATACTTTGAAACTGGTCTTGACAACGAAGGTAGTTGGTTACACGTTATGAAAGACCATAAACTTGTAAAACAAGGTGGTGCGTGGTATACTATGGAAAATCATAAAGGTAAAGAACTTAAATTTCAATCTAAAGATTGGTCTGGATTACTTGAAGATGTGGATTTTAAAACACATTGTTATGAACTTATTTGCGAAAAGGTGATTCTGAAGTATGATAAAAACTTTGGTATCGATGATGTAGTAGTGGAAGAAGAAGTAAGTGAGTAATGAAAAGTATTTATCTATACTTCAAGAGATAAAAGAAGAAAAAACTTCATTAGAAGATAGTAAACCTAATGATAAAGTGCTTATCATAGATGGTCTAAATACCTTTATTAGAGTATTTAGTGTTATACCGACTACTAACGATGATGGTATTCACGTTGGTGGAATAGTCGGTTTTCTAAGAAGCATTGGTTATACTATAAATATGATTAGACCCACTCGCGTCATCATAGTATTTGATGGTAAAGGTGGGTCTACCCATAGACGAAAATTATTTCCTGAATATAAAGCCAAAAGAAAAACAAAATATAGAGTAAATCGTGCTTATGATTTTGCTTCTCCTGAAGATGAGAAACAAAATATGATTATGCAGATACAACGCGTAGTTGAATATTTAGATAATCTTCCTATAACTGTATTGTCATATGATAATGTTGAGGCTGATGATGTGATTGGTTATTTGTGTAGACAAGTACTTACTGAATCTCAAATTACAGTTATGTCTACTGATAAAGATTTTCTTCAATTAGCGAATGGTAGAATAAAAGTATGGAGTCCTACCAAAAAGAAAATGTATGATGAACAAGCTGTATTAGATGAGTATGGTATATCATCTCATAATCTTATTTGGTATAGAGTATTAGATGGTGATAAGTCAGATAATATTCCTGGTGTAAAAGGATTAGGTTTGAAAACTATACAAAAAAAATTACCATTTTTGAGTGAGAACCGAATAGTTAATATAGATGAGGTTATTACAGAATTACCAGAAGCAAAAGATGTTATAGAATTGAACTATAAATTAATGCAATTATCAGACGTAGATATATCAGGTTCTACAAAAACTAAAATAATTGATAGAGTAAATGCTCCAATTAATAGGTTAATAAAATATAAATTTGAAAAAATGTTTTTAGAAGATAAGTTATTTACTGCATTACCAAATGTAACAAGTTGGTTAGCTACTAATTTTAATGAGTTAAATCTTTACGCAGAGAAAACAAATGAGTGAAACACTAACACAATTTGGTACATCATTTCAAGCTAAAATTATAGCTTCTTTGTTAACTGATGTAAAGTTTATTCAGACTATTAGTGATATATTAAATCCAACAATGTTCGATTCAGATTCAAATAAGTGGTTAGTTAAAACAATTAAAGATTATTACTATGAATATAAAAAACAACCAACACTTGAAGTTATAAAGTATAAAATAGATGAAGTAGAAGATGATATATTGAAAGTTGGTGTTGTAGATAAACTTAGAGATGTTTGGAAAAATATTGAAGCTACTGATTTAGAATTTGTACAAACAGAAACATTAGATTTCTGTAAAAATCAAACACTAAAAAGTGCTATACTTGAATCAGTTAATTTATTAGAGAATAAAAATTATGATGGTATAAAAACTATTATTGATGAGGCTATGAAGGCTGGTACAACAAAAGATTTGGGTCACGATTATATTACTTCTTTAGATTTGAGACTTGAAGAGTCTGCAAGAACAACAACTGGAACACCGTGGGATGTAGTTAATGATATTATGGACGGTGGTTTAGGTACAGGTGAGTTAGGTGTTATTGTGGCACCTGCAGGTATTGGTAAGAGTTGGACATTACAGGCATTGGGAGCAGGTGCATTACGTAATAATAAATTTGTTGTACATTATACTTTAGAATTAAATGAAAATTATGTTGGTTTAAGATACGATTCTATTTTTAGTGGTGTTACAACTGCTAATATAAAATATTATAAAGCTGATGTTGAAAATAAATTAAAAAAGATACCAGGTAAATTATTAATAAAATACTTTCCAACTAAGGCGGCGTCAGTTCAGACATTAGGAGCACATTTAAAACAAATAGAGTTAAGTGGAACTAAACCAGATATTGTTTTAGTTGATTATGCTGATATATTAATGCCTACAGGAAATTTTAGAGAGAAGAGACACGCTATTGGTAACATATATGAAGATTTACGAGGTTTAGCAGGAGAGTTAGAAGTTCCTATTTGGACTGCATCACAAGCTAATCGTTCAGCGTTAGAAGAAGAAGTTATAGGTGCAGATAAAGTTGCTGAAGATTATTCTAAAATTATGACTGCTGATTTTGTTATGAGTATGAGTAGAAAAGTAGAAGATAAGATTGCTAATACTGGTAGATTTCACGTGATTAAAAATAGATTTGGTATAGATGGTATTACTTATCCAGCTACAATAAATACAAATATTGGACAAGTTCAGATATATGAAGGTAGTAGTCAGTTCGGAAAAGAGGCACAATCTAAGATGGATAACAAAGAAGAATTTTTGAGAAAAGAATTAGCTAATAAATACAAAGATATGGAAAATAAATCAGAAGGATTTGAATAATACTAAATTAAGTTCAATATATATTATATTTATGTTAGGACGAATATGAAAAGGAGCGTTACGGAATGGAAAAATTCAAGTTATCGGAAAAGTTTATAGACAAGTATAAAAGAAAAAGACCACCTTTTGGTTTCAACGGATTAGGTGAACTGGTTTATATGAGAACTTATTCTCGTATTAAAGACAATGGAAAAAATGAAAGATGGTGGGAAACAGTTCAAAGAGTTGTAGAAGGTACTTATACAATGCAAAAAACTCATATTGAAAATAGTAGATTAGGTTGGAACGCTTGGCAGGCACAAAAGTCAGCACAAGAAATGTATGACAGAATATTTAATATGAAGTTCTTACCACCAGGTCGTGGTCTATGGGCAATGGGAACACCGATTACAGAAGAAAAGAATCTATACGCAGCATTAAATAATTGTGCATTTGTATCTACAAAAACATTAAAAGAAGATTATTCAAAACCTTTCTGTTTTCTAATGGATGCCTCTATGTTAGGAGTAGGAGTTGGTTTTGATACTAAAGGTGCTGGTGAGATTGTAGTTAAAGGTGTAAATTGGGATAGAAATCAAGAGATATATATGATACCTGATACAAGAGAAGGTTGGGTAGAATCACTTAGATTATTATTAGAAAGTTATTTTCACGGAACTGCTCCAGTAGGATTTGACTATAATCAAATACGTGATGCAGGAGAACCAATCAAAGGTTTTGGAGGAGTTAGTTCAGGTCCTGAACCATTAAAAGAAGTTCACGAAGATATTGTAAAAGTATTAGAAAATAATGTGGGCGAACCAATCACAGTAACTACAATCGTAGACATAATGAATCTTATTGGTAAATGTGTTGTAGCGGGAAATGTTCGTAGAACTGCTGAGATAGTTTTTGGTGATCCAAACTCAGAAGAATATTTAGACTTAAAAAATTATAAGGTAAATCCACATAGAGAGATGTATGGATGGACTTCAAACAATTCAGTATTTGCAGAACTTGGTATGGACTATACAGAAGTATCAAAAAGAATTACAGATAATGGAGAACCAGGATTAGCTTGGTTAGATAATATGAGACACTATTCAAGAATGAAAAATGGTGGAGATGATAAAGATCATAGAGTAGCTGGTGGTAATCCATGTCTTGAACAATCACTTGAATCATATGAGTTATGTTGTTTAGTAGAAACATTTCCAAATAATCATGATTCATTAGAGGATTATCAAAGGACACTTAAATATGCCTATTTGTATGCCAAAACGGTA